CCCAGAATTGCTGGAGCAACCGGGCGCACATCGTCAACAGATTAATGTACGTCCGAAAACGACAAATTGAACAAATGATCCTCAACCTTTCGGGAGTACGAATTTGTTCTTTTCATCGACTTCTGGAGTCTTATGTAAAAAATACGTGCGTTTGTAGTGAAAACATACGTAGCCGTTCGCACGGCAAAATATAAAGGCAGATTCCCAGCATTGCGAACTACTGGGCACTAGTCTTGCTTTCCTTCAAAAGGAGGTACTTAGCAAGCTTCTCCCGGACTGCTTCCGGAAGACCAAAGCTCTGATCTAACTCTGGTAGTTTGGGTTGTTCAATTTTTCCTGAACGGGGAATGGACACTTTCTGCCTCCCTCTAGCCTTTGCAGGCGGAGGGGCAGGAGGAACGTAGGCTTGGATGGGGACTGCAAGCTGATGACCAAACATGAAATCATCCGCTGCTGCACGCCAAGCGAAGGTGATTGGAATTGCCTCGTTCTGAGCGGAGCCAGAATCCAAGACACCAACGAAGGCACGCGCCGCAGCGGTATTAACATGCAGGTCCTGCGCGAGTTCCATATAGTAAGAGTTGGCATATGACGTTAACGGCCAAGGCCACTCAAACTCACAGACAGAGCGCAGGGTATTATCTTGAACAAAAATACCATACATTGACGCTGCGACCAAGTGAGGGGTGGTGTCGATAATAGCCGCACCCGCATAGCGGAACGGCGTATCAACAGAAGACACCTCAATGGACTCTGGTAGCAACAACTTGTAGCGCAAACCTCCACGATTCCAACGGAAGCACTTGCCCCAAAAAGATAGGGCATCTTCCTCCGAATTAAGGGTCAAATCACGGACATCGTATTGCGCAATAACCGGGACAAGCTCATCAGCCTGAGTGGCTGTGTTATAGAGCGGTCCATAGCGCATGCACAATTCTTCAATCCCCGTGAACTGTTCAGGGAGAACTAGTCCCGCCTCATAAGTACCTGAGGCGGGAACTATCGGCGGAAAGGGCTTTGCGAAACTTAGCGTAAGGGAATGCGGTTCAATCTTGGAGTCAGGGGTCGGCGCTTGAGAAAGCGGCGTCCTAACTGAAGGCCAAACCGAACGACCAAACACAAAGTCCTCGGCGGCAGACACATAGATGTTAACATAGATAACAGCAGAGCCAGCAAAATCTGGTTGCTGCATCGCGTTAATCAACGAGATCGTGACGAACGAGTTTTGGTACTCGATCGGCATCAATGCGTAGCCGGCAGGATTTTCGCAATGGAAATAGCCCAATGTCGGTTGATAGGGATACGGGGAGATATAAGGGGCAGTGAACTCGGCGACAGTGTCGCCACGAACGTCCACCACCATTGACACAGCATCTCCGGCGTAGTTCTCAATTGAAGGGGGCAACGCTGGCGCGGGCCAATGCGTGATGCGGAAACGCGCGGTGACGAATTGCGAAGTGATGAACTCATATCGGAATTTCATTCCACCGCGGTAGCACTCGAACGCTTGCGACGCGTAGGCCAACGGTGTGGGCGTAAAGATGTCACTCTCGAACGCACACAAACACGGATGCACCAGTATTGTGTCCAATGATGTATCCGTGAGGGAGGCAGAGTCGATAGTGAGGGTCTTATAGAACATCGGCTTCGAGATGAACTCTCGGAGCGAATTTTTCTTCAGACCATTCATAGACACCTGCCCAACTCCTGCGTTAGGATGTAATGCCAGCTTCGTGGACTGATTAACTCCGTGAGAATAGTTCAAATCACGGAAGTCATCAATGAGGGCTGGAATTGCAGTCGATTGGTTGGTGGGCTTAGACAGGCCAAGTGACGCGGCAAATTGTGCTACGGGGGCAACGGCTGAAACAGCTGATCCCAGAGCATCAATAGCACTGGTCACAATGGCGGGGGAAAAAAGCTTACCCGCCTCCGGGCCAATGATGGCCCCTGCGGCCCGAGAAAGGGCCTCAGTCGACACCTCCATAGAGTGCGGAACAATCCGCGCAGGAGGATTCAGGATTGGGAAATAGCCATATCCAGAAACCTTTGGCTCGGAGAACGAGGCAAAGACGGAAACGTCGATAGGGTTCAACGAACCGCCACCAGCGTTAACCAGCGGGTTCAGGACAGTGAAGCTGAGAACTCCCAAAGCGCCCGCATAGATGCCAGCCTCGTCAATTGGATCAAAGACGGTAGCGGCTTCGCGATCAATGTGTATCGTCAAATTGTTCTTTGTCGATGCAGACATGATCATACCATGGTTTTGCGAGCGCTGTGACAACGTCCGGTTCAACGTCGTCATCATCCTAAGAGCTGTGGCAGTAACCTCACAGCGTGGAAGATAACTCACCATAAGTGCGCCGATATGGAACGGAGTGGCGTTTAGCCTCACCTCGATATCAACATCCGCTCGTAACCAGCGGAATTGAGTCAACTTGTCAGCAATGTTCGGAATGCTGAGCAAAGCGCTCATGATGTCGAGATCGAGTAAGGCAGTATTAGTCGCCAAATCCGTGTCGGCCCACGTGAAAGTCGCGATTTGGTACTTGCGCGACAGAACCTTGCGAAGGTCAGGGTCCGGATAAGGATTACCCATAGCATGTAAAGCATCTGAGTGTCCCACAGACGCGAGGCCCTCTGGGGTAGACTCCGCAAACGAAGTGAGCTGCGTTTGGGTCTTGACAAGTGTGTTCTCCTGGAACACAGACAGAGAATTATTGTCTTTCGAGGTGAATCATCTTGAGGTCGAGCTGCTCACCAGCAAACTCGCCGGAAGCCATTTTGGTAGGTTGTTAGGGAGAGAGATTCTCATCCCCCAATTATCGTGAAAGCAGCCTAGCCGCATTAGAGATAGCATACTCATTGCGGTAGTTGTAAACAATCACAATTCAACCTCGTCTATCACGCGACGAACGGCACCTAAGTGCTCACGACCTATAGTCGGATCAGCCAGTTTCTCGGGATCTGGCAACCCATAAGTGCGTGTTTAACGTCCCGCCGGACAGCGGATTGGAGGAATTACTCCTCCACCATCGAGCGCACCTTGTCATAATCCAACCGGGTGTACTCGACTCCTGCCTTACGGCAGGCCCGCTCGCAAACTCCTGAGAGCAGATCGAAGTATTCTCGTCCATGGAATGCGGCTTCTAAAAGCGCGCTTCGCACGGTTTCAGCTGCAATGAAATGGCCATAAGCTGCCTTATTCACCCAGTGTAGACTCTCTTCGATCACCTGTTTTTGGAGAGGTGCGTAGACGTTACCGTCGATCTTGCGGAAGTTGCGCTTCAGCAATTCAACCTCATCCCAGTTAGTATAGGGCGTATCTGGGGTGATAGGTGTCTTCGACGGTGTCGTCACACGGCCTCCCAACAATTTTCTCGTAGCTTCGGCATAGTCATATGGAGTGAACCAAGTAATGACGCGGCTGTCCAGCGATATGATTTGGTCATCGCCGTACAAGGCTGTCTCAACGTGACGATTAAAGAAATCGTGGACGGAAGTCAGCTCATCCTCGTAGTTACCCTGGCTACAGATATGAAACACTGCACGAATGGAAAGCTTGTTGCGGTAGGAGTTTAGCTGAGAAGTGCGATCAACGCCAGAGTTAGTAGTCTGGGCGTCAAGATAAACTCGCGCACCGTCGACATGAGCGGCGATACACGTAGATAAACACATGGCTTTGTACCAGTGGCGGAAATCCTCCACGGTAAAGTCACGGCCTGATACCTCGCGCCAAACATCTCTCACTCGAGAAGCGTCAATTCTATTCGCTGATAGCGACAATGCCTGTCTCTCACCAATAACGTGCGTGAGAATTAGCTGGTTATGCATATCGAAGTTCACTTGGTCCGTGACTATATAGTCTGGATGCTTCGCGAGTCGATGGTGCAATTCCTTCCACTCATGAGACGTGGCGGAAATACCAACAGCAGACGTCGACACCGTAGAATAGTGTTTCTCCACAGCCGTGAGGTGCGCAGTGATCATGCGCGAAACTATGAGGTAAACTATGGACCCCGCATAGAACATGCGGGTATTACCTGCAAGTACGCGCAATATTTTGCGCCTCTCGGCTTTCAGTGCGTCAACAACAGGGCCAACTGGGAAATTGCCTTCAGCAATAACCTCCAGTAGCTTCTTCAACGCCCTTCGTAGCTCGGGGTGCCACTCTTCGAAATGAGTGCGGTGATCCCTGGATTTCATACCAAATAATGCTTGTCGTGTAAAAACAGGCATTTCTTTGGGATTCCAGTTGTAGCCGCACGATGTCGTAAAATCGATGGGTGGTATTCCTAGTTCAGGGACACCAAAGACCGCCTGTTCAAACGATAGCATGTGATAAACGCCACCTGGAATGTCAGGGAGATCTTTTGGATCATAAACATAATGCAACAAATGGGGGTCGATGTTGACGAATGGGGGGGCAACTGCGTACGCGTTCTCACGCGGGCGCAGCACCTTCTCGGGATCGGGAAGGGTTTCCTTTACCTGTGGATCTAACATTCCTTTACGGATCCACTGGTCGGCAACATCTCCAACTGGGCGGTCGTACAGCACAGTCGGAATAGTAACCGGTTGGATTGGATAGTGAGGGTCAAATCTCAAGTGTTTGGACAAAGGTGAGGGGGCAATAGTGTTCTTGCCACCAGACGAATGACCATGCTTAAGGGTACCCAGTGGAACTATCTGGTCCTTGGGTGTGCATGTCACCATGTGTGGCTCAATCGCTAATTCGGGGGTCAAAACGATCGAGCCATTACTTTTAAGGGGCATGCTCTTGTACAGTTCGTAGGTGAGGATGGAGTCGTACGCGGTGGCGTGAGAGCCGCCAGCGTGCAACGCCATAATCTTGCGAGGATAGACCGTTGAATTGGTCATGGTCAGTCCTCCAGAAGCACCACCAACCGTACGTGCGTCGTAAACTAAATACGGAGCGTCTTCGTCATCTTCAAAAATTCCTTCTTTCATGACTTCGACGGTACCATGCGTAGCTTCGACGATTTG